TCTACAAGAAGCAGAAGCTGGATCGCGACGACATTCTCGACATCACCGACATCGACGTGGTGGCCTGGATGAAGACCGAGATGCGGATGATGCTTGACGAGGAGATCGCGCGCGCGATTCTCGTCGGTGACGGTCGTGAGGTCGACGACGAGGACAAGATCAAGGAGCCGCCGACTTCTGGCGACGGCAACGGTATCCGTCCTATCGCTTTCGATGACGACGTCTACACCCACAAGGTGAACGTTGCCACGAACGCTTCGGTTTCGGACAAGGTGGAGGCGGTCCTTCGGGCTCGAAAGTACTACCACGGTTCGGGTAACCCGACGCTTTACACGACTGATGACACGCTGACCGACTTCCTCATCGAGACTGACCGCATGGGTCGCCGTCTTTACCCGACGGTTGCCGATGTTGCTCAGGCCCTTCGAGTGAGGGATGTCGTCACTGTAGAGGTCATGGAGGGTGTCCAGACCGACTCGGGCGAGCTCGTTGGCGTTATCGTCAACCTGATCGACTACACGGTTGGTGCTGACCGTGGTGCTGCCATTGGTCTGTTCGATGACTTCGACATCGACTTCAACCAGTACAAGTACCTGATGGAGACCCGTATTTCGGGCTCTCTTACCAAGTACAAGTCGGCGCTGGCGATCATTCGCGCTGATGGCACCGAGGTTACTCCGACTGTTCCGACCTTCAACACCTCGACGGGTGTCCTGACGGTTCCGTCTGAGACCGGCGTGGTCTACAAGAACGACGAGAACGACGACACTCTGTCCAGCGGTGCTCAGACGGCGATCGCTTCTGGTGACACCTTCTACGTTCGTGCCGTGCCTGCTGCGGGTTACTACTTCCCGCACAACTTCGACGCTACGTGGAGCTTCACTCGCGACTGATTGGAGTAGCTCGTGGCACGATTCGCTGACAAGATCGGATTCGCGTTCACGAGTGTTGAGACAAGGCCTGGCGTGTTCAAAGATGTCATTACCGAGAAACCATATTTCGGCGATGTACGTCGGGCAGCACGCCAGGCTCTCACCACTGACAAAATCAACGATGATCTCGTCGCTGAAAACGTCATCGAGATCGTGGCAGATGCCTATGCAAACGACAACATGTTTGCAATTCGTTATGTCTGGTGGACGGGCAAACGTTGGAAAGTTCTCAATGTGGAACAATCTGGCGTTCGCCTGATTTTGAGGTTAGGAGGTATCTACAATGGACCAACTGCGAACATATCTTCTTGAGCAGTTAGGTGATTCCGTTGAAGAGGTATACATCCAGCCTCCGTCAGGCAAAGAAATGAAGTATCCTTGTGTAACGATTAGTCGCGACACCGGAGTTACTGAATTTGCAGATAACGAAGTTTATAGGCATCAGGAGCGATATTTGATCACTGGGATTAAAGATGATCCTGATGGTCTTTACGATCTCCTAAAGAAACTGCCAAGGTCTCGACACGAGCGGTCCTATCCGGCAGATAACCTCACTCACGATGTATTTTCGATCTTCTTCTAGGAGGAGGAATGACCCGAGCAACATGGGATGCCGCCGATCAGCGCAAGTTTGAAACGGGTGTTGATCACGGTGTTCTTTACCCGTCTACCGGAGATGGTGTGCCGTGGAGTGGTCTGACCACTGTTACGGAGACTCCTGCTGGTGCTGATAACACTAAGACGTATGCGGACAACATCGTATACGGCGCACTGCGGGCCGCTGAGACCTTTGGCGGTACTATCGAGGCATACACGTGCCCTGACGAGTTCCTCGAGTGCGACGGTATGGTGATCCGTAATGGTGTCGTCATCGGTCAGCAGACTCGTAAGCGCTTCGGTATGTACTACCGCACGATCGTCGGCGACGCTGACAATGCAGAGCTTGGCCACAAGCATCACTTCGTTTATGGTGCTACGACCTCTCCTTCTGAGCGGTCTTTCCCCACCGTAAACGACAGTCCTGCGATGACTTCGTTCAGTTGGGCATTCGAGTGCAACCCGGTTGCGTTCGAGGATGTCGCTAACTCTGATCTGAAGCCGACGGCCATTCTTACGATCGACGACACCAGCCCGCTTGTTGATGCGGACAAGCTTGCAACTCTTCTGGACATTGCACTCGGAACGGACAGCGATGACCCCCGACTGCCTACTCCCGATGAGGTCCTGGCTGTCTTCGGCACTGGCGTTGTAAACGTTGACATGGCTACTTCTGCTAACCAGCCTACGTACAACGGTACTACTCACGTCATCACTCTGCCTGCGGTCACTGGTGTCCAGTGGCGCATTGATGGTGAAGACGTTTCGTCTGGTGCTCAGCCCGCGCTTGGCGTTGGCGAGACCGCAGAGGTCGAGGCCGTGCCTACTACCTCTGGTTACAACCTGCAGGGTGACACGGACTGGACGTACGAGTACTGATAGAAAAATGGAGGCCAGAGAATGCTCAAACTCACAGTTGTGCTTAAGGAGTCTTTTAACGAGGAGACCAATGAATTCCTTGATGAAGAGACGATTGAGATTGAGCTAGAGCATTCTCTGGCCTCTGTGTCAAAATGGGAAGAGATTTGGGAAAAACCGTTTCTTGCAACCAACGACAAAACAGATGAGATGACCTTGTCTTATCTTCAATGCATGTGTCTTACCCCTGATGTGTCTCCGGAAGTCTTCGAAAAACTAACTGAAGAGCAAATGACAGAGATTTCTGAGCATCTAGAGAAGAAACATACAGCTACTTGGTTCAGTAGTGACAGATCTAAGTCTGGTGGTAATAGAATCATTACTGCTGAGTTGATCTACTACTGGATGAGTGCTTTTAGAATTGACTGGGAAGCTCAGTATTGGCCTTTGAACAAGCTTCTTACTCTTATTCAAGTCTTCAGCGCAGAACAGGATGACAAGTCTCCTCGACAGCGCACACGTTCAAGGCAGATGGACATTGCTCGTATCAACGCTCAGCGTAGGGCTGAGCTAGGATCTAGAGGCTGAAAGGAGGCGTCGTGACTGATCTTGTTTGGGATACTACTGGAGCTCGCTATTACGAAACCGGCGTCTCAAAAGCAATTCTTTGGACCATGTCACAAATCGCACTAGGCGCCCCTGGAGTTGTTTGGAACGGTCTGATTTCAATCTCTCTTGATCCTAGCGGCGGGGAGTATGAGCCTTACTACATCGACGGTAAGAAGTACATGGAACGAATTCTTGCTGAGGAATTCCAAGCTACTCTTACTGTCATCAATACTCCTAAAGAGTTTGAGCCGTGTGAGGGTATCAAAACTGTTACCCCCGGTATGAAAACCCATTTCAAAAAGCGGGAGAAGTTCAATCTGTGCTGGAGAACCGAGATCGGTTCTGATACTGGAGAAAACGTGGGTTACCGAATCCACATTGCTTACAACTGTACAGCGCAGCCGTCTTCTCGTAACTATCAGACTATCGCTGACTCAACTACTATGGATCAGCGGTCGATCGTGGTTACTGCTACTCCTGCTTGTGGGCGCGATTCATACTTCAGTTTTGATTCTCGAGAGCATGATCTTTCAGCTCTTGAAGCTCAGATCAATCAAGGCATTCTTCCTCTATGTTCTGACTTGGCTGGAATTGTAGGAAGTAGTGAGTCTCCTTGTCCTGCGCTTCTTATGGATTTTGAAATGTACAACCCTGGACAAACTGTTGAAGATGACACCACTTTGGATGGAAGTCGTACAGTTGTAAGTGGAATCATCAACAACGGATTGGTTGTGACAGAGCTTCCAGCGACGGGAGCTTTTGCCGCCAATGATTCGGCTGCATCAACGGTCGGCACCGGAGATATTCTCAACGATGACGATGACGCAACTTATGTCACTTCTGCGGATGGTGATCTAGGTTACACAATCGGGCTCCCGTCGCTGGTTGGTTACAGAGAGGGCGCTACCTTCGAACTTCATATTCGAGCTTCTATCTCGGGTGGTGTAAGTGCTGACGATCCGGACAATATTGACGCAGACATGCAAGTCCATATTTCTACGGATGCTACCGGTGATACGACAATTGGTGGTTTCTCTGATGGAACAGACGAAGGCATGGGTTTTGCGCTTTCGGTTGTGGATGGGACGCCTTTAGATTACACCGTTCCTCTTAAGATGGATGCTTGGGTAGACACGACTCTTGATGACGTTGTTGCAGCTCTTCAAACAGGTGCATATTTGAATGTTGTTGGAGCATCAAACAACAACCCAAGTACAACTCCTGAAGTTCGTGTGTATGAGGCATCGGTGGTGATGCTGGATGCCACGGTTCAAGCTCGTGCTTTGATGTCCCACGTGACTCCAGGAGACGACGGACTAGTAGAGCAGTTCATCTACTCAACTGGCACGACCGTATCAGAAGCAGCATCTACGTCCTATGTCGATTTCTTGATCACAAGACAAGAACTAGATACAAGTGTCGACGGGTATATTGTCACTCTTATCGGCTATGACGGAGCAGGTCCGGGAGCTTTGGAGTTCAGCGCGGTTAGTGGACCGACTCTCAAATGGAACGATGAAGACACCAGTACAACTTTGATGAATCTCGTGCCTCAGTTGAATCGTTGGTACAGAGCAAAGGTTTACTGGGACTGGGACGGCTATCAGTTCACATTGTATGACATCGAAGCCGGTATGGGTTTGATTGAGCAAGTTAATGGAACGACTTCAAATCCTCCGACAACCCATGTAAAACATTACTCTGGAATTGTCGGTTCAACTACTGCTACATATCACACCCTAGTAGATAACGCAAGATTGGATGTTGATTGTCACGTGAGTGCTCCTGTTGGAACGCCAACGATCTTGCACCCAGGTGCTATTAGTTGGGATTTGCCCTCGGGAATCTTTGATACGGGTACAGTCACTGGTTCATTGCCGTTGCAAGATAACAGCGATACGACTTATATCGGGATCGAAACTGACGGCGATGGATCTGCCGTCACATATATCAACCGGGCTACTGCTCCGATTTACGAGCCTTATAGTGGTACACCTTCTTCGATGACGGTTCGTGTGCGAGCGCAGGTGACATCCAACGATCCAGCTGGGGGTGCGAGATTCTCTCTTGCAATTGAAGATTCTGATGGAAGTCCGGCGGTAGTTATATCTCCAGGAACTTCTGACTGGATTCTTCCAGACACCGGCTCTTCTACGCAGGACTTCACTCTTGTCATGACCGACGCATACTTTGCGCATTGGGGAACGAGTCTAGCTGCGATAGCTGCAGTGATTGCTGCTGGAACAGCAAAATTTGTGATTCAAAGCAACGTATCTACTGTAGGTCCCTCGGTGCACACGTTTGTTCGTCTCTTTAATGTCGAAGTCGAACTTGACTAGGAGATAAGATGGACCTTGATTTGTTTTTTCAGGGTGTTCGTGTTCTCGTCATTCTCCTAGGTTGCTGTGCAATGTGGAGTCTTTGGATAGCTCGAAGAGAACGTCAACATCTGTGGACATCAAAACTAAAGAAGATTTGGACGATCCAGATGGGTTGGGCGATAGTTTCTGTAGACGCGAACACGGAGCTTCTATATAGACATGTTCGCCCAACCTCATCTATCATTATCGTGATTGTATTGCTTATTCTAACTATGATGGGCGTGTTTGACAAGAGCAAATACACTATCGAGTAGACCGAGAGGAGGGCACGTGGCTAGAGCACCGATTACTTTTAAGACGTCGGGCAAATTTAAGAAGTCCACTGCCCTCCTCAATCGGTTGAAGCAAGATCATATCACGAAAATTCTTCATAAATACGGATCTCAGGGTGTTGCTGCACTATCTGCCGCTACTCCCAGAGACTCCGGTCTAGCTTCTATCTCGTGGTATTACACCGTTGGAGCCCAGAACGGTCGTTATTGGATTGATTTCCACAATAACGATATCGAAGGCGGAGCTCCGGTTGTGATTCTAATTCAGTATGGACATGGAACTCGCAATAGCGGTTATGTAACCGGACGAGATTTCATCAATCCTGCTATTCGACCGATATTTGACAGGATTAAAGCCGATGTCTGGAGGGAGGTGTCCAAGGTATGAGTAACAACATTGAAGACGAGATTGTCTCAATGCAATTCGATAACAAGTCGTTCGAATCTGGTGTTGCGACGTCTTTGTCTACCTTGGACAAACTCAAGTCCTCTCTTAAATTTACCGGCGCCGGTCAAGGACTTAACGACGTTAACACCGCAGTCGGTCGTTTCAATCTTAACCCTATGTCTGCCGCCATTCAAGGCGTTTCGAAGACTTGGTTGGGTCTTTCTACAGTTGCGATTACTGCTATTGGTACGATCACAAACAAAGCAGTAAACGCGGGTCTCGAACTCGGTAAGTCTCTTACTGTTAACCCGATTGCTGCAGGTTTCAAGAACTACGAAGAGCAGATTAACGCGACGAAGACGATTCTTTCGAACACGGCTTCGAGTGGCGCCACCCTTAAAGATGTAACCGGAACGCTTAAAGAGCTTAACGACTATGCTAACCTCACTGTTTATAACTTCAGTGACATGGCAAAGAACATTGGCACCTTCACCGCGGCCGGTGTTGCTCTTAAACCTGCAGCGGAGTCGATCAAGGGTATTGCTAACTTGGCTGCTCTTTCAGGTTCGACTTCGGAACAGGCTTCTGGGGCAATGTATCAGCTTTCGCAGGCAATTGCCGCGGGACAGGTGCATCTTCAGGACTGGAACTCGGTTGTAAACGCAGGTATTGGTGGTACGGTCTTCCAGAGAGCTTTGGCTCAGACAGCTGTTGCTATGGGAACGCTTGACAAGAGTCAGGTTAAGCTTTCTGGCTCTATGAAGAACGTTTCTATCAATGGCGCAGCTTTCCGTAACTCTTTGACGCCTCCCCCTGGTGGTACTTCGTGGTTGACTTCAGGTGTTCTTACCAAAACCTTGGCTACCTTTACTGGAGACCTTAGTAAAGGCCAGCTTGTTGCTGAAGGATTTACCAAGTCTCAGGCTAAGGCTATCCTTGCTCAAGGCAAAATGGCGGTTGCCGCGGCTACTCAGGTAAAGACTTTCAGTCAGTTGACTCAGGCTCTTAAAGAGGAAGTTGCAGCAGCTTGGGCTAATGTATTCAAGGCTATCTTTGGTAACATCAAGCAGTCGACCAAGTTCTTCTCTGCAATTCACAATGTGCTGCAGAATGCTCTTACTGGACCGATCAACAACTTTGCTACTTTGTTGGAGCAGTTCAGGAAGTTTGGCGGGTTCACTGCCCTTTGGCAGAGCTTTGTCAACATCTTCAAGACTTTCGGCAATCTTATTAAGCCGATCAAAGATGCTTTCGGTGTGATCTTCCCGAGCAGTGGAACCTCAGCCAAGGGTATGGCTTCTCTAGCTAAGACCTTTGAGCATGTAACCGCTGGAATGGAGAAACTTTCTGAAGGTGCTGTAAAGATCGAACCGTTCTTCGTTCGATTCTTCAGTATCATCAAGATCGGAATCGATACTGTTTCAGCTTTCGCTTCTCAGTTGAAGCTTTTGGCGCCAGTATTCAAGACTATCGGTTCTGCTATTGGTGATTTCTTCCAGCAGGGTTACGACATTGCAAACAACCTTCTCGCTGGTATTCTTCAGGGTCTCGATCCTGCAGAGTTGCAGAGAGCGGTTGTACAGCTTGCTCAGAACATCATTAAGTGGATCAAGGACGAGCTCGGAATTCACTCTCCTGCATCCACCATGGTTCCTGTTGGTATGAACATCATTCAAGGAATCGTTCAAGGTCTTCTTGGTGCTGCTAATTTGATCATTGGCGCCTTGCAGAAGGTGTTCAGCGGTGTTGGCCAGGCTTTGAAGTTCATTGTCCAGAACGTTCATTGGGGCGATGTTGTCAACGTCATCAACGAAGCATTGCTCGTTGGTATTGTTCTGGCATTTAGAAACTTCTTGAACGCATTTACCGGGACCGTTACTGGGTTTCAAGAGATTATCCATCACGTTAATGGTATCCTTGGTCAGCTGACTTCTAGCCTGAAGACTATGCAGTCTAAGGTTCGGTCTGAGATCATCAGAAACATTGCAATTTCGGTTGCTTTGCTTGCTGCTTCTGCCGCTCTGTTGGCCACCGTTGATGGAAAGAAACTGGCTATTTCTCTTGGAGCTATTGCTGGTATGATGACCGCTTTGCTTGGGGTCATGTATGCTATCGGCGGTG